CTAAGCCGCGTGCTGCGATTCAGGGTTTACAGGCTCTCCGTGGGCTAACACTGCCAGCCCGGCAGCTTTAATATTACGTGCCGCGTTAATGTCGCGATCATGGTCTGCGCCGCATTCAGGGCAGTGCCATTTACGAACATTAAGAGGCATTTTTTGCATGGTGAAACCGCAGCAACTACAGCATTTTGAGGACGGTAAATACTGGTCAATGGCGACCACTGACCGCCCGGCCCATTTGCCTTTGTACTGGAGCTGGCGAACAAGTTCGCTCCAGCCTGCGTCAGCTATTGCTTTAGACAGCTTCGGGTTGCGGATCATGTTTTTCACCTTGAGGGATTCGACGCAAACAACTTGGTTTTCGTTAATCAGTTTGCGGGACAACTTGTGCAGATTGTCCATCCGGCAATCGGCGATTTTCGCGTGGAGTCGGGCGACCTTTAAGCGGGCTTTAATACGGTTTCTTGAGCCTTTTTGCTTCCTGCTTAAACGTCGCTGTAGCAGCGTTAATCGCTTCGCATATTTAGCGGTGTGGCGGGGATTGTCGGTTTTGAATCCGGTATCGGTGACGAATAAATCTTTTAAGCCCACATCAATGCCGACCGTTTTAGCGGTAACAGGCATTGATACAGGTTCAAACTCACACAGGCAGGAAACAAAGTACCTGCCAGCGCTATCTCTGGAAATGGTAACGGTTGACGGCGCAGATGGTAATTCTCGACTCCAGCGAACATCCAGCGGCGACTTGCTCTTTGCTATATACAACTCGCCGTCACGGTGTTTAAACGCGCTGGCAGTGAACTCAGCCACCTGTTTGTGCCGTTTGCTTTTGAAAGCCGGATATGCAGCTCGTCCGGCAAAGAAGTTAGCAAAGGCGGCTTGTTGGTGGCGCAACGACTGCTGGAGGGGAACGCAGGAAACATCATTCAGCCATATGTATTCAGGCTCTTTTTTGAGCGCCGTAAGGCGAGCGTTGGCCTGTAGATAACCGATCTTTTCTTTTCGCTCGTAGTACGCATCGGTACGCCAACGAAGGATGGAATTGTAGACGAAGCGCACACAGCCAAACGTCTGAGCTAAAAGCTCAGCCTGCTCAGTTGTCGGGTAAAACCGGTATTTATATGCGCGTTTCATGTGTTCACATACTAAAGAGGAAAATGTGATTATGCAAAGTACAGTTAGTCGGAAAACCGCCTCCTTTCCTCCCCGGTCTGAAGGCCGAGGTTTCCCGGAGGCATTCTAATGAAACTCATCAGTAACGATCTGCGCGATGGCGATAAGCTGCCGCATCGTCATGTCTTTAACGGCATGGGTTACGATGGCGATAATATTTCACCGCATCTGGCGTGGGATGATGTTCCTGTGGGAACGAAAAGTTTTGTTGTCACCTGCTATGACCCGGATGCGCCAACCGGCTCCGGCTGGTGGCACTGGGTAGTTGTTAATTTACCCGCTGATACCCGCGTATTACCGCAAGGGTTTGGCTCTGGTCTGGTAGCTATGCCAGACGGCGTTTTGCAGACGCGTACCGACTTTGGTAAAACCGGGTACGATGGCGCAGCGCCGCCGAAAGGCGAAACCCATCGCTACATTTTTACCGTTCACGCGCTGGATGTAGAACGTATTGATGTCGATGAAGGTGCCAGCGGCGCGATGGTCGGGTTTAACGTTCATTTTCACTCTCTGGCGAGTGCCTCGATTACTGCGATGTTTAGTTAATCACTCTGCCAGATGGCGCAATGCCATCTGGTATCACTTAAAGGTATTAAAAACAACTTTTTGTCTTTTTACCTTCCCGTTTCGCTCAAGTTAGTATAAAAAAGCTGAACGTGAAACATTAAAAACCATTAATATCAATGTGTTATAATATCTTTAGTCTAAAAAATAGACTGCATAATGCTACAAAACACAACATATCCAGTCACTATGAATCAACCACTTAGATGGTATTAGTGACCTGTAACAGAGCATTAGCGCAAGGTGATTTTTTGTCTTCTTGCGCTAATTTTTTGTCATAAAAACATGTCGCACTCCAGAGAAGCACAAAGCCTTGCAATCCAGTGCAAAGCTTTGTGTACCTTAGTTTTGTTTCATAGGTAACTCTGTGTTAACTACGATGCAAGAATCCATACCAATAAGCATCCGATAATTGGGAAAGAAAAATCCAACAAACTTCCCACATCCCACACGCGTGGATCAAAACCTCCCCACCACGGCATGTTGACACGTTTCCCTTTCCCAAACTTTTCTATCCAGCGATATTCTGCCTGGGTGTGTTCACGCGCAATGAAGAACGTACAACCGGCTATCGCACCGTAAGCCCAGTTTCCGGTAAAAAATACCAACCAGTACCTGAGCCGCAAAAGCGCAAAGCGAGTGAAGAAATGGAGTGACATCAATGCTCTTAATCATGAAACTTCCCCATTGGTTGAAAATATGGCTCCTCCAACTCCAAGTGTATTTCGTGTTGTGCTCAACCTAAGAGGGCTGGAGTCAGAATTAGAATATCCTGTAGCAGAAATAAAAGATCCTCCACTAATAGTCAACTGCGGAACATCGGCTATATCTGAATAAGTTCTGTCAGCAACAGTATTATTTATAGCCACATGTGATCCAAAAAAACTTCTTATTGTTTGGTTTTTAACTTTACTTCCTTCAATGGTTATCCTACTACCACAGTCGGCAATAAATCCTGAATCTGCATCCAGCGTTGCATTCATAAAAGAAGCTTCAGATCTCTCTACATCAATCCATCTAATATCTTTTGTGGGATTTGCACCAAATACATGACAAATATTAGAGTTAAACCTTACTCCATCTTGGAGGTGCATTAATTTTTTTATATCTGTACCCCATAGCCTTGGAAAATTAACAGATGCTCCTGCATGGCAATCAAATCCCAACTCAGCCCCTGAGATATCTACAGCCTTTCCTGAAATAACAGCACCAGTGTCTGCATTAACGGCTGTTCCACAATTGCGCATATCATTACCAGCAACATCAACACAACCCGCACCATCAATACGCACACCAAGTGCACATCCATAAAAACCTTTTTCAATATTTGGTTCAAGGACTTTACCACTTGTTTCTGCATCACTTTCTTCAACGTCATGTCGTCTTGCATCAACATATGCTGTATGAATGCAGGTTAATCCACGATATGAGCAATGTATAGTTTTATGGTCGCGTATATTAACATTTGAACCATCTCTTACATTCCACCCTATATAACAATAGCTTGCACTTGACCCCTGAAAATCTGCTTTAACATTATAAATACAATTAACTGACGCAACCGTACTCTCTGTGCACCGTTCAAACTTGCTTACAGGCATTGATGCCTTGACATTATTTACCAGTTGCAGGGAAGAGTATCTGCTATAAGAAAAATCACATACGTAATACCCTTCTGGCATATATGCAGCAACACTTTCCTCATCAGGAGCACATCCGGTATGATATGCACTAATTTTTGCACCAAAACTACCATGAATTCCAACGTAGAACTTTCGAGCACCTGAATACGGATAGAAATTAAGTTCAGCTTTTTGAGTTACAATAAATGCACAAACATCGCTATCATCTCTATTTTCTTCGATCTGAATAGCAAATACAGGACTTTTTGCTGCATCGCAAATGTAAAATAAATACTTGTATTCGTAATACGTTCTAACGGTTTTAGTAAACAAACGAGTGTCAGAGAAAACCACTGAGTCTTCTGATATTATTTTAATCCATGATAAGTCACATCCTGCTGAAATTTCTATTTGCTCATTGAGCACAAAACCGGAAAGAATTTTAATTATGCAAAAGCCAATGCCATTTTTCCATAGTGGACGCAGTGCAACAGCCGAGTTTAGAGCATCACTAATAGATTTAAAATTACCATATTCCCCAACTGTTATTGTGAATGCATACCTGGAATTAAATACTGCGGCACTATCTCCAGAGTTAATAGCTGCAGATATCATGTCATAATTTGATATAAAATCATTTGGCGTGATTATTTCTGCGTTTTTATTGTGCTGGGTTCTAAGTTTTGAATTTACATGAACACTTTTAACTGCAATACGGGAGTCGTCAACAAGTATTTCATTACCCTCTGTTGCTAACTCTTGTCTTAACTGATCCGGGTCATACTTCAGCACATTCGGAAAATAGAACTGCTGTGAACCATATGCATCATAAACAGCCATAGAATGACCCTGCACAGTAACGAACTTGGCAATCTGTCCGTTATATACCGGATATCCAGCAGCGTTAATGATGATTGGTTGCGAAACAGGAACGTGAGAACCGTCTTCGTTTTCCACATAAACCTGAATCTGGTTTTCAGGATTTACCGGGTCAGTGTCAATTTTACCGATATAAATTTTTCCATTGGCTACGGCTTTAAAAGAACGAGCCATAGTGAAGAGTTGCGAAGGCATACTCACTACAACATTGGCTGTAATGTCTGTCATTTAATTTGCTCCAGATACAAGGAATCGCCGCAGCATGGCTACGGTTGGTATTTGTTGCATACCGAAATGGTACTATTGTTGATTTGTACAGTAGGTTTTACGATGCCATTCCACCCATTTGGTGAGGCATTGATGATGTACAGCAAATACGATGAGGCGCAGTTCCACTTGAGGCTTACGCACGAGTTGCACGCTAAGATTAAGCAACGTGCAAAAATGAATAACAGGTCTATCAATTCCGAAATTGTGGCTACGATGGAAGAATCACTCTCCAAACCATCACCTGTAAGCGGGTATCGTGATGAAGAAGAGAGGCTGGCCTCATTAATCTCGGAACGAGTAAAAGAAGTTGTGGCTGATATCCTTAGAAAAGAAAAAACCCGCGATTAAGCGGGTTTAGTTGGTTAGTTATCAAAAAGTCCGTACGTTTCTTCTTCTTCAGGTGTAAGGGGAAGAATCTCTACTCTATCTATAGATACCTTTTCAATGTACCCATGAGGTCTACTTAAAATTAAAGCTCTCTCATGCCACAGAACTCCAAGAATGTGATACCTTCCAGCATCGCCTTTTACCCTGGCCCTTCCTTTGATTCTTGGCGGCATAATGCCATATTTTTTCTTTGCCATTATGCAACATTACTCCCATGAATCAGGTGTTGTAGTGCTTTAACACCTTCCGCATTGTAGCGGAATGCTTCCACCTGTTTGCTGGAATGCGCAGATTTATCCAGGAAGAACTTACCGTACTGCTCAGTTTTGAGGTTGTTTGCGTTAGCAATGCGACCAATCTTGTTGGCCGTTACTCCAAGCTGCTCTGCAACCTCCCCTGCTGAGTAGTAATGCTCTTCTATTGCTGGAAGAGGTATTGCATTAAAACCAACGATCGGGTTGATTATGCTTGCTGCCGCAGTCTGCTTTGCTTCCGGCGCAAGATTTGGCATCAGATCGAACAGATTGGTAACAGCTTCAACCGTCATTTTCAGTGTTCGCGCTTGACGATACTCAATAAGTCCACTCGCTGATTTACCGCTTTTAATGTGCTCTTCTTGCATACTTTCAAGTTGGTCTACCAGTGAGCGGCGAACGGCTTTTGACTCGCGAGCGGCAACTCGCAATGCTTGCTTGATTGACATCTCAATGATAACCATCGAAGTTTTGTTCGCTTTTTGCACTACACTTTTTGTGTAGTGCTCTCCATCCAATTCATCTTCAATTTTCTCGATGAATTTGTTATTACGAACCTCCGGCTCACCGCACTGTCTACGAGCCTGATTTACCATCTCAAGCAGGCGCTGGCTGTCAATGGTTTTATCCGTGACAACGGATCCGATGTTTGCTACATTCTTCAAAGTCATTAGGCATTCCTTATGTGGTAGTAAGGGTGTGACATAGGCCGCCAGCAGCACACTGGCGGTTTTCTTTTTGCGCCGTCCGGCGCACCAATCAATGAATCCATTCCTCGCCGCGAAGTTTTGCCAGCATTGGCTGAGCGTTCTTTACGACAAAATTGTTGGTATCAAGATTCTTCATTTCACGAAGAAGTGATTTCTTGGTTTCTTCTGACATGTAGCGAGTCTCATATGCAATATCGTAAATCCTTCCTGAAAGCTCAGAACCAATTTGCTTCATTCCTGGGTAGATGTGTTTGCACATTTGTTGACTCTTCTCCATCCACAATTGTAAGTAGCAGAGATTAACCAGTTCTTCGTCAGTAAACTGTTTTGCAATCGGTGAGCATTCTGCCTGCCGATCCAAAATATCCAGCACCCAGCGGCGGAACTCTTTGGCTACCGGAGTGCGAGCAAACATCGCGATTAGGTGGGCACCGCGTAGTGAGAAAACTCGCACTTTTTTGCGATAATTTCCTGAGGTACTCACTTCGAGTACCTGAGTCATTCCGGCGCTAAACTCATCGTTATACTTGTTATAAATCATTGTTACTGCACGACTATTTGCGTATTTAAGTGCAGATGCAATATTAGATGATGTAAACCAAACACCATGCATATCACGGGTGGGCACCAACTCAACTCCGTGGAAGTTGTAATCTGATTTTGCTACAATATTCATGTTAGTTTCCTTGCATACGGTTACTGACATAGAGGCCCGGTTTGTGTTCGCGCACTTCCGGGCTTCACTATTTTTACTGGGCATTAGCTCTTTCCTCTCTCAGGCTTTTAGCCAGTCGCTGCACAATCGCAGAGTTGATAGAAATTCCATCCATTTCAGCAACACGTCTAATCTCCTCCTTCATTCGCGCTGGCAAACGAAGCTGGAAACTTTGACTTTTACGACCAGTGTAAAGCACATCTTTCATAAGTAATCCTCCCACAATGATACCAACTTGGTTCTAGAACCAATTTAACACCATTTATTTTGATGTCAAGTTGGTGCTATTGTTTAGCGAACATCTTTACGTTGAGGTCATATGAGCAAGTTCCCTAGTCATGAAATGGATAGGTTCAATATCAGGCTTCCTGCAGGAATGCGGGATGCTATAGCTGAACGAGCCAAACGTAACGGCAGATCAATGAACTCAGAGATTGTTCAGATACTGGAAGATGCCTTGAATGCAGAAAATACACTCGGGGAAATAGCAGATAAAATCAACAGCGTCTCGGTTCCGCTAAATGTTGATGCGCTAGTTCAACTTCAAGCCCAGGTTATCGCCATGCAAAAAGAAATACAGGAAAAGTTCAGAGAGCAGAACGAAAAGTTGAGAGAACTGCTAAACAAAAAACCCACCTGACGGTGGGTTAATTTTTGCCTTTTTTGGACCATATTGACTACTCATAAAATGAGATCAATATTTAATCGCCCAATAACGGGTGCATGTTGAGGTATATCATGGCGAAAAAACCAGGTGAAAACACAGGAAAAAACGGCGGAATATACCAAGAAGTTGGCCCGCGCGGAGGTAAGAAAGACAATTTTGCCACCGTCAAGGACAACGAAAGGCTTCCGCCAACAACAAAGCCAGGTCATGGCTGGGTATTAGATAAGCGAACTCCAGACAGCAAAAAGTAATAATCAAGCCGGGTCACTCCGGCTTTTTGATATGTCGCTCGCAGAACTCAACAAGCCTGCTCATTAAGTAGCAGTAAGTCTCGTTAGCTCTTCCTGGTTCAACATCAACGCCGACCCTTGAGCAGATATCGAATGCCATGTGAGCGCACTCATGGGCAATAGTAGATAGTTTGCCATTGAACACACCTATCACATGCAAAACACCATTCTCGCTGCTCATTGTATGAGACGCTCCGTTGGCATCCGAGTCCTGCACGTCCACGCCAAGTTTTTGATGCAGGCGTTGCCATTCTGGAAAGTCTCTGCAAAACACAATCGTACCGCTCTCAAAGAGCGGTACGAGCATCTTTGGTACGTTTCCAATGTTAACTTTTTTCATGGTATCCTGCACAAAACTAAGGAGGTTGGTGTGAAGCGATGGTTCCTCATAATTACTGTTTTCGCGATCATTTACACTATTTTCCCTGCATTAAAAGCACCAATGCAAATAATTTCACTAGCAATAATTGCAATTGGTGCTTTCATTGCAGTATCCGTACTTGTGTTTAAGGTTTTAAAGTTTTTAGTTTGGCTATCAAAAGATGATGGATGCAAAGTTCATCAAGAAAAAGAAGGCAAAATAACCAAAGTTGACTAACTGTCACTAACGAGCCATGTAATAATCCCAGTGCGAGCAATGGTTTTTGCTTCATCTGTTGATAGGGTTTTCTCCCATCTCTTAAATGCCCCAGATTGCATCAGTTTCCTTTCTATTGCGCGTCTCACTTCTGCTCTGTCTACTGGTGCGTTTTGCAGGCGAAATAACATTGATTTAAACTCAGGAGAAGACAGTAGAGCATCAGCAGCCTTTATCCTGCTTGTTTTCCCTGACATCAATGCGGACGTTATCACCCCTGTAGCACCTACACCAGGAAGACCAGATAAGCTTGTAACACCTTCCGCCGCAGCAGCTTTTGAGGCTATTCCATAAATTTTTGCTAGACTACCCTTTTCCTTCAGAAAGTTATTAACTTGCTGATCCACAAGGCTGCTAGCATACTGCTTACCAGTATTGAGTCTATTCATAGCCTTAGCTGCTTGATAAATCGTATCAAGGCGCTTTGATGCATCTGTGCCAATAGCATCACGGAGAGCCTTCATATTGGCCCCATTGCGTGACATTCCGTTATACCATTTTACAAATCCATCAACCCCTAATTGCTGACCTGGTGATTTAGCATAGCTGGTAAATGCTTTATTCATTGAGGTGAGCGCAACTTCCTGCCGCATATCCTTTGGAATTGACTTCATTAATTGCCTAAAGTCACCACCGTTTCCTTTTGCCATATTAACAACGGCACTTTCAACTTTTGGAATTGCTGATTGCTGAAGTTTTCTACCCAAAACGGTTACGGCATCATCTTCAATGGATTTTCGTTTTTTTACCAACTCCTTACCAAGCGTCCATAACTCCCCTGCGCCATATTTTTCTGCGACAGCCTGTTGGTCATCTGTTATGGCTGCATATAACTTTTTAAGAACACCTGTTTCTTCATCCTTGAATGGGCCAGAGCCTTTGCCAATAGCTTGCCCAACCTGCTTTCTAGCGAGATCTAAACGCCCATACGTTGGCAAGGTGTTTGGATCAAGTCGGTTCAATGTCCGCTTCATTATTGGAGATAATTCATCAATTCCACCTATGTCATCAGCAAAATCCTCTAAAAAATTCAATGTATTGGTTGCCTCAATACGGTCTCTTACTGGAACCTTTTCGGCAATTTTGTTGTAGATGTTATCTGACTGATTTTGTAATGATGAAATGGTTTTATCAAAATTATCTGCAAGCCTGTCAGAAACCAGTTGCTTATCAAGGTTTCCCCCAAATGAAGTTATCATTTCATCAGCTTTTCTTCCTAATTCAGTAATAAAGCGCTTATGCGCCTCACTAATCTCTGTTCCAGGGAGACTTGCCACTGCATTATCAAGAGCCCTGACAGCAGGATTATTAGAGATCATTCCTGGAGTGGCATAATTTTCCAGTTCTAGCTCACGGATGGCATTTATCGCGTTAAAATCAGGATTAACTTCATCAGCGAAACCTTGAATAGCTCGTTGCCCGCCAATAAATTTATTATCCATTGCGCCAGCAGCTTTCTTTAACGTTGCTTTAGATGATTTACTCCCCATCCCTACGGATGAGCGATAAATATCCCCGGCACTATTTTTAATTTTTCCTGCAATCTTCCCAAGCGCTGGACCAACAATCTCTGCTACAGGGCCAGCCACAGCGCCAATAGCAGCGCCGGAAGCAACATCGCTATTTGTTCCATTGGCTACAATAGCCCCTTCTCCAGCACCAAGCCCTGCGGCGGCAGCCAGCCTTGCCGCCCCTTTCGGAACCTGAGAAATAATCCCACCACCACTAACAAATGGCGCTGCTTGTCCAACGAACTCACCAACATCTTGTGCGGTTGATGGTTTTGCCGCTAACTTCTGCTGTAGAGACTGAATTGCGGCTTGCTCTTCTGGTGTCATATCCTGAAATAGACCAACACCTTTACCAACATCCATCAATCCACTGAGAACGCCATACATAAAACGGTCGAAACCGTTAGCATTATTAACAACATTTTCCTGTCTGGAATTTTCCTCTGGTGAAACCAAAGGTGATTGCTGCTGCTCTGGTTGGGAATCAAGCACAAAACCATCAGGAAGCTGTGAGTTATCAGGCTGATTATCGAGAACAAATCCTTCGGGTAAACCTACATCGGTTGCCATTGTCCGTTCCTATAAATGAGTTTCTGACCAGTTTTAGGGTTCGTTGCCGTCGCGCCTTCTGATATCCCACTTGGCGCAGCTTTTGTCTGCCCATTACCACCTTGTGGTGTAGGCTGCGCTGGGACATCGTCAAATAGCTTGGCCTTCCTTCTCCCTAAGCTTTTTTTCAGCCCTTGAGGAATAGTATCTCCATACGTATCCAGATATTCGTCTACCTGCTGGTTAAACTGCTGCCCCATAGCGTTGGCGTTAATTTTGGCTGCGTTAACAATGTTATCCCTCGCTTCCTGTGACAAGCCATTCCCTGCATTAAGCTGGTCTACATATCCTTTTATCTGCCCCCATATGCCATCAGAGCGCATGACCTGAACCTGTTCACCTTCGCGAACAACTGACTGAGGGTCGAGAGACTTCATGTAATTAAAGATAATCCCAAGTTGGGCAGCGCCAGTATTTACCTTGCTAAGGGCTTGCAGAGAGTTTGCCGCCGCTCTGACAGAGTTATAATTTTTGCCAAAATTGGTAATGTCAGAATTTAATCCCTTAATTAAGTCTGCTGACGGCTTACCTTTTTGCCCCAGCTCCATTAGCTTCAATCCCATCTCATCTGAGTGAATTTGTGCTCGCTGAGCCCTGTCTAGTTGAGCGTTCTGGATATTTGCCCATCCTCTCGCGTTCTCCATGTCAGCCTGACGGATGCTTTCATCCAATCGCCCTTTCTCTAGTTGGCGACCAACCATCTTATCCTGATAATCCAGCATTTTATCCGGACCAACAGCCCCTAGCGTCATAGTAGTCAGCATGTGTGATAGCTGCTCTGGATTCTGGATACCTGTCTGAATCATCCAGTCAGCATTAGCACCAACGCGATTTAACCTGTCCTTGTTGTCAGTAATGAATTTACTGTAGGCTTCCGGTCCCTGAGAAAGAGCGACGTTAGCCCTCATGGCTAAATCGCCCATATCGTTGCGTTGCTGCTCATTAAGACCGGAAAATGCCTGTTGTGCCTGTGCAACAAACGCTGGATTTTCCTGGGCAAACTTAAATAGTCCCGATGGGTCACCAGAAGCCCATGCATCAGCGTGAACCTTATTGAACGCACTAATAGCTTTCTGTTGCTGTTCCTGATTGTAAATATCAGCAACTCCAGCCAGACCACGTAACGCGGTCAGACCAACGTTATTTGCACCTGAGCGAGCCAGTTCATTGTTTTCGCGGATCAGACCAAGCGTTGCGTTAATGTCGCTTGCCTTTGGCGCATTCTCATTTTGCGTACCGATGCCAGCCAGAAAACCACCAGAATTAATACCCTGTTGCCACGTAGCCATGATTACCCCTTAAAACAACGAGCCAAGCAGACCAAGACCAGCACCGATACCAGCACCCCACGGAGTTGATAGCTCGAGAGCACTGGCTATGCCACCACCCAAAAGCGCACCGGATGCAGCACCACTAACCCCCTGCTGCAATGCTGACGGTCGGTTGGCGTTTGCCGCAGCCAGCGCCGCGCTTTGCTGTGAAATCTGACTCATGTTGTTGGCATATGTTTGCCCGGCGTTTGCCTGCCCCTGAAGAGCGCCAAGACCGATATTTGCCAGGTTGTTGTAATTGTTCATTTGTCCAGATAGCCATTGCTGACCAAGCGTTGGTGCGATTGTTGCTAACTGATTACTGGTTGCGGTGGAACCCAATCCACCTGTTGCTTCCGCTGCCGCCAGACTCTGATAGCGAGCCTGACCAGCAAGGTCTTTATACTGCTGAGAGTTGTAATACTGGTTAAGTGCCTGACCTTGCCCCTCCAGAGACGATAAGTTCTCGAGGCTGCCGACATACTTCTCAGCCAGAGGAGTAAACGGCTTCAGGTTGTTCATGATGGTGTTGAACTGCTGATTTTGCAGGTCTGCGGCATACTTCTGAGCTTCTGCTGCATACTTTGCGCTTTTATCAGAGCTGCCACCTTTCCCGCCTTTTTCAGGGCAATAAGGTTCCTCGCCGCGCAGTTTTCTGCCCAGCTTAAATGCATATAACATGGCTATCTCCCGTGATTCAGGAAGTCGATTAGTTCTTCGCGTGTGGCGCTGTAAAACGTCACGTCATCCACGCCTTTGAAGTATTTCTTGATGGTTCCTACACGCTTAAGGCCAATCATTGCGCAGTACATCTGACCGTGGCGGAATTTGCGCGCAGCGAACGATGTGACGCACTGAACGGTGGTGTTAGTCAGAATGTATCGCCAGAACGCCAGCCCGATTTCCTTGCTGAAGCCGCGAATCTCTGGCAGGTACATGGCGTGGCAATCGAATGTCAGCGGCTGAATCTCCTGATAGTAAACAATGCCGCCGAACTGCCCGTGCACGTTCACCTCAAAGTAACGGCATTCAGGTTTGTAGTCGTATCCATCACCGTTGTTGCTACCAGCGATAATGTCAGGGTGATTTCCGACTGCTTCGATCAGGTCGATGTTTCGCGTTGGTTTGAATGTAATCATCAGTCAATCAGCCCATGTAATCTAAGTGCCGTTTCAAGCGCCAGAATACGCTGCCGCGCCTGCTGCAAACCTGTAGCGAGAGCTGCGACTTCGGATTGTGTGTACGTAGTGCCGACAGTGTATGACTGGTTAGCGTTGAATGAGCCAAGAAGTGGCGTACCTGTGGCTGCAGTCCATCCGGTATTTCTTGCTCCAACAACCTGAATTCCATCAACTGAATATGATGTTTTTACATCCAGCGGTGACTCAAGAGACTGCAATTCGGTTACGGTTTTCGATACGTAATCACTCTTAATGCCAGAGACATCGTTTTCTACGTCATCCAGTCTTTGGTCAACAGTGACCAGATGCGCCTGAATATCGATAACCTCATCCAGCAAGTAATCAACATCGCTACGCAGTACGACTATCTTCCCTTCGGCAGTTGTTAACCTGACCTCAAGGAGATTTATCGCTTTTGTGTTTGCGGAGATTCTTGCATCGTGGTCAGCCAGTTCGACATCCTGCTCATCGTTTTTTACCTGGGCATCATAGGCGCCCTGACCAGCCTGATTTGCCTTCCCGGCAATTGCGCCAACATCAGCACCCTGATTTATGACATACAGCAGGTAAGACTGGCTGAATATATTGCGTGGCAAAATTGAAGCATCAAGGCGCGTAGCCTGAACCGCGACAGGATTATTCAGTGATGAATCCGCCATTACTCAATCCTTATCTGGCAGCCAGAAAGAGTGACAGGTGACTTCGTGATAACGCGCAATTTGAAGCCGACATTTTTCCTGATGCGCCCAACTCGCTTCCACAAAACGCGTTTGTCGTAAACGAACGGTTCATTCTGCTCAATCATCTGCTCACGCCCGTAATTGATGCCATCAGTGGTTGCCGAGAGGAACAGGCGGTCGGCGTACTGAGCTACGCCAGTGGATGATTCCACCTCCAGATCGAAGCATCTGGCGTTATCCGCTTTGAACAGTGGAGTAAACAGCAGGTGTTCCTGTTGAAGCCCATACTGGCTGCTGATATCGAACTGCAATTTGCCAGTAACCGATTCCAGCTTATCGCCGCACGTTATCTGATTGCCTTCGTAAATGAAGTCGATAGCGCGGTACACATCGTCATACAGGCCTGTTTTCAACACACACCATTGCGGACCATTGGCGCTTGAAGATGCGTCGTACACGAGAACATGGCGAGGAAGATGGATAATCAGCAACTCATGAGCATCAAACCGCAACGATTCCATCACGCCATCAGCCAGTTCATCAGCAGTGTAGGAGCGGAGGATTCTCTCAATGCTCGCACTGGCGATTGGTGACACCTGACCGGAGCCGATGATGTATACAGACGGCGCACCCGTTGCCGGATTGCTGATGAACGCATACGAATCAGCAAACGGCGTTTTGCAGTAAGTCCCGGCGATGCCTTTTTGCACCATCAGTGATGGCTGTGCGACATACAAAGCAGCACCAACGGTGGTTGCGCCAGTCAGGGAGAAATATTCAATAGTCGATGAACCAAAGCAGACGATGAAGTCTCGCCATGTCCCGATACCGATGATGCCGTCCGGCTGAGACTCGGCACGATATTGTGCGCTGTAACGGTCAGGATGCGATTCGTCTTCAAGGTCAGTGATAAACCATGAATCAGTGCCGTCTTTTGACCACGCATAACGCCCACGCAAGCGCGTAATGTCGCGAACTGAACCTAACTCGTACTGTGTGAATCCGCTGTCTGTAGGCCAGTTTGAGACGGTTTTAACCGTGCCATCATAGCGATACTCGACCAGTTGACCATTAACGCCTACTGCCTGTGATGTCCTACCGTGTGCCATTGATACGCGACCACTTCCGGCAACATCACCGACCTCGCTTTCGCCCTTATACAGCTTGCCTCCGCACACGCGATATACAGCATTCTGCGCCATGTTGTACTCGACGCCTCGCGATACGCCGTTCACGTCAGAGCGTTTGGCAATGCCCGGGAATGAGCGAAGATATCCGCTGCTGTTCAGGATTTCTTTGGGTGTAGCCAGCATATTCACTGGCAGATAGTCGATATAGTCGGCATTTCGGAAGTCTTTGCCGACACCTTTCATGAGCGGAAGTTGCTGAATCGGCATTTATTCACCTCACGTACTCGGATCATCTTTCTCGATGTAAAACCGATTCCACGTAAACGCGCTTTTGTTACCACTACCGCGAGGCATGTCATTTCGCCGCTCAAGTGGTGGTATTTTGGTTAAAGCGATACAGATTGTTTGATATGCACTGTCAGCAGCGGTAAGGAGAGCGTCTGACGGCTGAATGACGTTATCCATGCACACTTGCACAGCGAGTTTCAAAGCGACGCCATCATTTGCCCATGCAGGGATACCTGAATCATCGTCAGGTAACGGCATGATGCCGTTTTCTGTATCAGCAAACTGATATCCAAGCTCGATACCTTTAGCCTGCCATGCTGCCATCATGTCTTCGAGGTCATTAATGGCATCTTCAATTGCCTGAGGGTCAGCATCTGTCAACGTGGCATTGGAATACAGCCCGGCTTTTCGTAAAGCCTTTAGAACGAGATCACCCTTCGTTTTTGCCATCTTCTTCCGCCTTAGCCACTTTTTGCTTCGTTGCGGTTTCTTCAGGAGTTTTTACCCAACCTTTTTTCAGGTGAGATTTAACTTCTTCGTCATCAACAATGATGTAATCGACAGCAAACTGACCACAGGTGATCATGTTGCCCGGCTTATAGAGCATTGTTCGTGCCATTGTCTTCTCCCAATAAAAATGGGGCCGAAGCCCCACCTAAATTACTGCCCGGCAATAACGATGCCCGTATATTCAGGAACCAGTACAGAGCAACCGTACAGAGTGGTGAAACGCGCAGTGGTTACGCCTTTGATGTGGTCGAAGGCGTAAGACATGATCAGCGTAGCGCCCTGCTCGGTGGTTGCTGTCATTACCTGTGGACCCTGACCAGTAGGGAACGCCAGTTTGCCGTACATCAGTTCAACAGAACCATCAGCCCAGAACAGGTTAGCCGGTGCGGCATTTTTGTTGAGAATGGTGATTGCTGCGCTACTTGCCGCATTAGCATCAACGTTTGCATATGGTCGGCTGGCGACATCCGCGTTGTCAGGCGGCAGAATTTTCGGGGAGATAGTTACTGTCGTTCCGCTTACTGCCAGAACGCGGAATACCTGCGGCTGCCCGGTGGTATCTTTGGTGATCTGGTGTACAGAATTCACCCCTGCGATGGTAAACGCATCGCCAACCTGCAAACCTTCAGCAGATACCGTAATGGTCCCCTGTCGGTTATCCACTGGCATATCGTTAGCATCTTTCGCTTCAACCTTGTGCGCAGGTGCTGCTGCCAGCGTAATGGAAGTTGCTGTACCCTTCGGAACACGACCAGAAATATCGGTCTTGTAGCTATCGAAGGACGCAACCGGAGGGATTTGCGCTTTTTCGTATGCTGTCAGGGTTGCGCCCTGAGCATAGGCACGGTGACCAAGCTCGCCAGCAAGGTCTTTGTAGTTGAAGGGGTTCCAGAAAGAGCGACGGTTGATACCCTGAGGTACACCAATCGCCGTCATGGTGGCATCAATACCTGCCGCACAGTTCCACAAATCACGGCCCTGTGAACCTGTGGTTGAGTCAGCCATCGTGATCACGTTAGTAGCACGCTGCGTGACCATGGAAATCAGGTCAGAGTCAATCTGTGCAGCAAGGCGCATACCTGCGGCTCGACCAGCTTCAGTTTTATGTTCCGGGTCACGCATTTCACGCGCATCCAGAGTGTACAGAATGTTTTTCGGCTCCTTGAACACAGAAGGAACAAGGCGCTGAACCAGTGCTGTTGGCGTTTTGCTGCTGAGGTCGAGGCCTTCCTCAATATTCATGTGGTAATGCTGCGGACGATACAGAACATCACCTGCTCGCTGCATTGCTGTATCACCGGGACGGAATTTTTTAGCGTTACGGGAAACTACGCAGGCGGCCTCAAAGCCTTCAACGTAGTTTTCGAACATGATTTCAAGGTCTTTTGCTAATTGGTTAGCCATGCTTAATGCTCCGATAGGTTATTTTTTTGCCTTTTTAGCGGCGAAATACGGCGTCCAGTCACCAGTTTCCAGCGCCTTGGCTTTCAGTTTGTCGAGGTTGTTGATTACTGCGCCGTTGCTCCCCTTAACTGTCGGGGTTGTGGCTGCCGTGGTTTTTGCTTTTGGCATGATTCTGGCCTTCGATTCGATACGTTCCAGCAGACGACCAATTGCTACGGGGTTGGTAGCTTCTGCCAGTTGCTTGCGCAGTTCAGCGTTGCGACCGAGCGCCAGAACAACGATTTCCGGCTTCTCTGACTCAAACAGGATCGCGTTTTGTGTCTCGAAGGGGATTTCCTCGAGTACGGCCTGTTCTGCTTCCTGATAGCCAGGAACCTTGAGAGCCTTAACACGTTGCTGATATTTGGATAATCGCTCTTGATAAGCAGCCTGAAGCTCCTGCTCCTTCTGCTTGCGAGCCATCTCCTGTTGCTGGTACTTTCCGTTATCCTCTGCCCACTTAGCCATGCGTTGCTGATAGATTTCTTCATCGAAACCGATATCCTCATCATCCAGTTTTGGCATTCGCGGTGGTTGAGTGATTGCCGGCTGCTGCTCGACGGGTTTCTGAGACTGACGCATCAGCTCTTTCAGCTCGCGGTCTTTCTCTTTAATCGTCTTGCGCAGGTGTTTTACCAGTCCATGCTCAGCGCCATCTTCGCTGGTTGGCGAATCCAGCTTTTCGTCACCAAAGTAGAATTCCTGTTCTGATTCGTCGTCATCAGTTTCAGTAGCCTCCTCTGCATCATTGCCTGAGGACTCACTACCATCTTCTGTTTCGACTTCTTCAGCCAGTTCGACATCATCAGGAATCTGCTCTGACGCGTCGGTTTCGATTTCAACTTCTGGTGTGTTTTCTGCCATCTGGTCCATTTGTTACCCCTGTTTACTCGATGTTCAGCCCATCGGAAGGCAATAGGGTGCCAGGCCTCATAAAGACAGCCATTGCACGTTATGGGTTAATTACTGCTGTGGTTGTTGCTGAGTTGATTTTTGCAGGATGCTGCTGATGTCCATGCGCTGCGCATGGCCCTGCGCCTGACTTTTCAGGACAAGCTCTGCATCAGCACGGGCATTATCTCCTTGCTGTTGCTGGAACTGTCCGAGCAGTTTCAGCGCCTCACGGATATCAGATTTTTGCTGGCTATCGGCAGATGCGAGGATTTTCACAACATTTGCCGCAGCAACCTGAGCATCCGTCTGTGCCTGGAATGCTTTAACCTGAATGGCTGCTTGTTCGTTCTGCGCTTTCTGCAATTCAGCCTGACCAGCAAGAAGCTGACCTTGCGCTGCAATCATAGCCGGATCCGGCTGACTGGCCTGTTGTTGTTTCGCCTGCTCAACCATCTGCTGCTCTTCTGGCGTTCTCGGCTTGATAACTCCAGACAGAAGCAACTGATTGCGGTTGTATTCTTTAAGGTCATCCATCCCTTCGCCGTCCATATTGTCGAGAATCATCGACGATACAAGGTCGTGCTTCGGCGTTCCTGGTGGGATAAGTGCCAGCATGGAAAGTAACGACTTAACCGTTGCATCACGGCGAGTAGCGAACGACTGACCGACATCGACAGTCACTTCATAGTTACCCTGCGAAAGGTCGTTAAGCGCGATAACCTGGCCTGTCTGACGGTCAACCACTTCACCAGTCATCAGCGCCACGTCATCGCTGCCGTCCTCATTAACGATACGCATCGGCGTATCGCTGCCATAGACTTCACGAGCCATAGAAAGCCACACAACGCCAGCGCGACGCATGGATTTAGCCATGTTGTCCATGTAGATATAGGACTGCGTATCCATCCGGTTAAAGATGCTATCAACGGTATCGGTAGCAACGTTGCTCGGCATGTTCTCAAGCTGCGACGCGCCTGTAATTTGCTGAATAGCCGTTCCGGTGTACTGCAATAGCCCGGCAAGAGCAGGAGGCATTTGTGTCGGAGGTGTATAACTGCTGACCTGAGCCTGCGCAGTAATATCTCCGTTTTTGTTTTTCAGACTGACCATCGGCAGGAACGCCGGGCGCTTTTTGTTGCGCTCCGCCCAATGAGTGGCGAGAGGACCAGGAATCATGTCAACATCAACTACAGGAATGCCATCGCCGCCAGCCTGAGTGGCGTTATCTGCAATCATGGAAACCATCAGGTTCTCAAGACGCTGTGCATCCATCGCTTTTGCTGCGTGGCCTTCGATTCGCTCCTGATTATCAACAAATGAACGACGCCCATATACCGGGATGAGAGGAATATGTTCGCCCGGAATACGCTTCGGTTCTTCCAGCCATTCAGCGCCAGACAGAAGACCGCAATAAACTCGGCGTTTCTTCACTGTCCGCTCACCAATCAGTTCGAATGCGCCATCGGTCAGCTCGTCGACAATATCTTTGATTTGATCTTCATCATAGATTGCCGTTTCTCCGCTAACAGGGTTACGCCATGCTGTGAGCTTCACCTTCTCTACGCGAACTTCGTAGTAGCGACCAACATAGATAGCATCAGGAGTTGACCAGTCATATTGAGTACCAGTGTCATCACGAGAAAGGCTTGCCGCAATGGAATCAGGGTATTCAGCCTCGAACGCTTTAGGCGTCATGGAAAACATTTCCATAGCCCACATAGCATCAGAGCGGTCATATTGCTTGCTGTCCTGATCGAAGAAGACGCATGTCGCTGGGTCGTAAACAGGAAGAAGACTGATGCGTCGCTGCTCGTTACTCGGATCCATTTCATCTTCGTAATCGGCACACATGCGGAAACAACCGAATCCGCCCGTTACAGCATCATCAAATGCGTTATCACACGCTTCGCCACCGGATGTTTCCTGATAGTCAGCGCGGAATTTGCCGTTCATCTTTTCGGCTAACGCTTCCGATGCCTTATCGTCCTTCGGCCTGAATTTAACGCTGATGCGATTCTGTCGATACTCGCCAATGATGCGATCACATTCACGGGCAATCTTATTCAGTTCAAAACGCGGATAATGCTCGAACCTGCCTTCATCAAATGAGTAACCAGCGTTTGTGCTGCCTTCCCACTGTGCGCCGGATACCCGGACGAAACGTTGAGCCTCAATAATCTGCTCACGCATATCCTGCGTTGCTGACCAGGCATTATCAAAGTTGCACAGCACCTTGCGATGCCAGTCAGTCATCTTTTTTTCTGCCATATCAACCTACACCACAAGGAATTGAGTAACTGGAATAGTCGGGTTGCGCAGCCGACTCCGGGCAATGCATACACATCATCAGCGCATCAGCCAGGTTAGGAGATGGGATACCGAGCTTCTGCTTCATTTCGACCTTAGTCATAAGCTCCAGCTTCCCGTTGTTATTGAATTTGCGCTGAATCTGCGTAAGTTCTGCAAACAGCTTCTCCAGCATCTTCTCGCCTATCGCTTCTTTGTCGAAACTCAGCATGTCGTCGGGGTCTGCATACTCACCGTGAACAACCGCCCGATATGTCAGATACAGTCTGTCAGCCAGCGCGTAATAGAATTGCGCTCGCTTATTGCGGAATACATCGCCAATAGTGCGAACGTTGTCACCCTGTACGACTTCATCAGCCCATGCTCCGGCCTGATACGGCGCATCTTCATCGAATGGCGATTCGCTACCCTTGAACATCGTGGCGGTGATTTTCTTGCCGGAGAACGCTTCCGTTGTCTGTCTGCGTAGCCCCGCACCGACGCCATCACCATCCCACAGGTAATGGTCAGCGCCGTCTTCAATCGCCAGCGAAGTAGCCCAGTCAGCACCCTCGTTGATGTCCATCAGCAGGCCTTCGGCAATGCGCTTAACAACCGAACCGTGACGCGATGCATAACCTTTAGCATCTGGCCCTGTATCTGATGGGTCATGCGCAGAGACAACAGCGCCTTTCGCTTTCCATCCGAGTTTCTTGTGCGCATCGGTTGCGGCTTCAAGCCATTCACGTTTGATGATTGCCATATCACTTGCGCTTACCGGCTCACCCAGCCAGATGTGACGATACAGTGTCGGATTTCTGCGTTTGCACTCTTCCATCTCCAGACGGAGAACTTCAGGAAAGTGCGGGTTGTCGGTGTAGTTCACCGTCAGCAGACAAATATCATCGGGAGGATTTACGACGAATCGCTGATAGGTATCGTCGAGGATGTTCTTCGGGTTAAAGCTCACCCATATTTCAGAGAACGGCTTACGGATGGTTGGTATCAGGATATCCCATGATTCCTTTGTTACCGCTTCCGCTTCTTCCACCCAGCAGATATCAATGCCTTCGAGCGATTTAATCTTCGTCGGGTTGTTTTTGATGCCGTAGAACATGAACTCAGCATTCGTTCCGAGATGACGAATCATGGAACGCTGAATTTCAAACTCAGCCGAATACCCTTCACGCTCGATAGTGTCTTCAAGCAACCGGATTACCGAATCGCTGATACTGTTTTGCAGTTCACGAGCGCAGAGAATACGCACAGGCTGCCGACGCGCCGCTTCAACAAGCAGCCTCGCAATTGCCCATGATTTGCCGCTACCTCGACCGCCTTTGGCGACTTTGTAGCGATGCGCCTCAATGAACGGTTCAAAGATAGGATTAATCGAGGTCATTTTCCGAACAGAGTGCTCATCGGTGATGTTTCAATCTGGATTGCGCCTCCGTCTTTGCCTGTTAGCTCGTGATCAACCTTGTCGCGCCATTTATCCTTCTGTCTGTTCTTAAGCCAGAAGATGGCAGCTGTTGTATCAGGCGGGTAATACTTCTCAAGCGGAGTTTCGACAATTCTGTTTTCAATAACACGAATATCGATGTCTGGAGCCACGAAGCCCATAGCGCGTTGATAAAGACGGTCACTAACTTCTGCATCAGCAACGGCCTTACCCTTTTTTATGGACTCCGAAAACTCAGGATAATCAAGCTTCCACTTGTTAATAGTTGACTCACTGACTTCGAAGAAATCAGCAAGCTCTGCATCGGTGTAGCCCAGCAAGCACAGTTTGCGTGCCTGTTCGGCGTACGCCTCTTGATACTTTGTTGGGCGCGCCATGTTTATGCTCCGGTAGTGAACAGGTCTAACGCTTCCTTCGATTTACGCACCGCTTCGATTGTGCGGGTCGTGATATCTGAATTAGCGCCGCCTGACTGGAAGTGAATTTTGAATAGCTCAAGCTTCAGTTCGTCAGTGCCGATGAATTGAAATGCTTCTTCTGCGGCTGCGTTCTGGTTCATGACCAGCTTGTAAATCTCTAACTGGAATTTCTGTTCTTCAGTCATGGGAATAATCTCTGCCATTGTTGGCTCCGTTTATCCGTTAAAAGGGATATCAGTTAAGTTATCCCGTGTAGGGTATAAGCCATTATCAAAGCCACTCTGTAGGGAATGGCTTTTGTAATAACTACTGTTCGCTTAACTTCTGCTTCAGCAAGTAACCTTCGAGCATCCAGATTTTGTTTACAGCATTCTGCCGGGCAATCTTCCGACCAATTTCTGCATCAAAATTTTCCGGACTTGCACAGGCACTCTCGCCGGTGACGGTGAAGCCATTCTTCAGCACCAGTACGCAGAAAGTGAGCAACTTCAATGGTGATAAATCACGATCGCCTTCTTCTGGTTTTTCCCTGCCACAATATTCGTTGCTGGAAATGGCACCATTTCGTCCATCATAAGCAGTAAAGTAATGCTCGCTTTTAATCACGTCTTCGATGTGCTGCGGGGTGATTCGCGGAGCGGTTTTGCCTTTCTCAACGATTTCTTTTTCGATTTGCTGGTCGTTCATAATTATGACCCTGTAGAGTGGTTGCTTGATTAGGATGTCTTTCCATCAGTCCGCCACCACAAAGAATCTTTTTTGCCATAAGGCTGGAGGTTCATCTTTCAGTGGCTGCCGGTGTTATTTCCCCACTTACTGGCTTGGGTTGCTTCGTGGTACTGCCGTAACTGGTTGCCAAGAATAAATTCCGGTTTCATTATCAAGCCCACCCGTTGATGGGCTTTGTAATGACTACATGGTTAAATGATTTGCCAGTCTTCAGCCATCAGGTCGCCAATGGATGGAACCCATGTAGCAAGGCGGTTCTGTGAGTTTTTCAATACAAGCGTGTCATTGAAAGTTGGCTCGCCAACATATTCGCCAAAGCCATAACCCAACGCAGACGCTAATTTTTCCCCTTTCATGAGATAAACAAACTGGTCTTTCCCATTCCATCCTGCCCGCTGCAAACTTTTGCCCTGTTTTAACGCTTCCATGGCAAGGCCGAAACTTAGTCCTGATACCGGACGATAAGCCCTTTCGAATACTTCTTTTGGACTCCAGCTAACGTAGCCATCAAAGCGATCGGTGTTAGGTTTTCCGCCATCCAGATATTCAACCAGATAGCCTTCGTCCTCGCCGTTTTCTCCGGCAGGAAGCTGCCAGCCACGAAAATCGTTATATGCCTGTCTCGTCATCGGAAAGGCGTTAATCAGTTTTACGCCAATATGCTGGGTCATAAAATCACCTATGGAGTTGGGAATAAAAAACCCCGCGAATGCGAGGCTAAATCCTGGTATTTGTAATGACTGGCTCTTATCTCAACGCAGCCCCTTACCGCGCGCCAGATGCTCAATATCAAGCATCAGCAATGAGATGTTTAATCTGGATTCACTCCAGAAGTGATCACCACCCTGTCTACAGAGCCAGATGTGAAGGATGATGAGTAAAATTATCGCTATCATCGAAGGCATTGCGTCCTGATGTATTCCTGCAGGTAGTTAACCTGCGCGGTTATCCTGTCGATTCCACTTCTGAGACGGTAATAATTGAGTTCAGCATCTGCTGTAAGTCTTGGGCTTTCTCCATCGCCCATGCTGCTGGCTCCGGTCGTTGACTTTGCACAGGTGGCGGCGACTTGCAGGCGCTTACGCCCAGCAGAAACATCAGCACGGAGACTTTCGATAGTCGCGTTAGCATCAGCAAGTTCCTTTGTATATCTTGCGTCGAGTTCTGCTACATCACGTTGACGCTTCTGCATGTCAGCGATTGTGGATGTGGCTTTATCGCGCTGTTCTTTGTAGGCGATGGCGTTATCACGGTAATGATTAACCGCCCATGACAGGCAGACGATGATGCAGATAACCAGAGCGGAGATAATCGCGGTTACTCTGCTCATACCTCAATCTCTCTGACCGTTCCACCTGCTTCTTTGAATTTTGCAATCAGGCTGTCTGCCTTATGCTCGAACTGACAATAACCAGCACCCGGCAGTGAAGCCCAGATATTGCTGCAACGGTCGATTGCCTGACGGATATCGCCGCGATCAATCATCGGTAAAGCGCCACGCTCTTTAATCTGTTGCAGTGCCACAGCGTCCTGGCTTTTCGGAGAGAAGTCTTTCAGGCCAAGCTGCTTACGATAGGCATCCCACCAACGGGAAAGAAGCTGGTAACGTCCGGCTGCTGTTGATTTGAGTTTGGGGTTTAGCGTGACAAGTTTGCGAGGGTGATCGGAGTAATCAGTGAATAGCTCTCCGCCAACAATGACGTCATAACCATGATTTCTGGTTTTCTGCCGTCCGTTATCAGTTCCCTCTGACCACGCCAGCATATCGAGGAACGCCTTACGTTGATTATTGATTTCCACCATCTTCTACTCCGGCTTTTTTAGCAGCGAAGCGTTTGATAAGCGAACCAATCGAGTCAGTACCGATGTAGCCGATGAACACGCTCGTTATATAAGCGAGATTGCTACTTAGTCCGGCGAAGTCGAGAAGGTCACGAATGAACCAGGCGATAATGGCGCACATCGTTGCGTCGATTACTGTTTTTGTAAACGCACCGCCATTATATCTGCCGCGAAGGTACGCCATTGCAAACGCAAGGATTGCCCCGATGCCTTGTTCCTTTGCCGCGAGAATGGCGGCTAACAGGTCATGTTTTTCTGGCATCTTCATGTCTTACCCCCAATAAGGGGATTTGCTCTATTTAATTAGGAATAAGGTCGATTACTGATAGAACAAATCCAGGCTACCGTGTTTAGTAATCAGATTTGTTCGTGACCGATATGCACGGGCAAAACGGCAGGAGGTTGTTAGCGCAACCTCATGCCACCCGCTTTCACGAAGGTCATGTGTAGAAGGCCGCAGCGTAACTATCACTGATGAATTCAGGATAGCCAGTGGCTACGGCTCAGTTTGGGTTGTGCTGTTACTGGGCGGCGATGACGCCTGTACGCATTTGGTGATCCGGTTCTGCTTCCGGTATTCGCTTAATTCAGCACAACGGAAAGAGCACTGGCTAACCAGGCTCGCCGACTCTTCACGATTATCGACTCAATGCTCTTACCTGTTGTGCAAACAAAAAAGCCACCGTTGCAACTTAAGAGTCACTAACGGCAGCTTATGCGAATAGTGTTGCTCATTTGCTCAATGATGTCAACACGTTCTATGCTACATGTTTAATTTTCTCTACACGTTTCCGGTTTTTAAACGCACTATCCAGAACCGGGTAAATCATAAACAACGAAGCATTGAGGATTTCGTCAACTTCCCGGCGACAGGTTGCGAGCGATGGTTTTTGAATACGCCCGCCGCCCCGGCATAACATCTTGCGAGGTCTTGCGACACGATGATAGTAAGATGCAATGGCATGCTTGGAAGATCCATGAGCGTAGTAGCTGAGGAGGATGCCAAAGGCTTTCTTGTCAATGTACATGACGGAATCGACGACCTGAGAAATCAACATTCCATCATCATCATTACACATTGGCCTTGTCATAACTCTTCCCGGCTCTACGCTCTCCATGAACTTCGCTATTACGCTGCTCATGCGCTTTTCCAGACGACCTGAATAAACCCATGCGCCCCACAGTTCAAGCCAGCCATTCAGCCACTCATGCTGTTCTTTGGTGAGGTTTAGTTCTCTTATGCCCACGCGCCTTCTCCCTGTACCTGAATCAATGTGAGGTTTCCGCAGAACACTGCGCCGGTATCGATATACATTTGGTTGGCAAATTTAAGTGGTTTCACTGCTGGCGTATGACCAAAGATAAACGTGTCCGCGCCTTTGATTTCTTTTACGATCCCGTCTTGTGAGTTGCTGATTCGTTCGCGGTTCCAGATTACCTGCTGATGATCAACTGGCTTTCCAAACTCGTATTCGTCACAAGGATAATCGGCGTGGCAGATGACATATTTTTTATCTTTGCTCACCAGTTCGATGATTAACGGAAGTTCATCTGCTTTATGGGCAAGAGCTTTAGCCAGAATTTCTTTGTCGTAATCGAGATTAAAGAACCAACTACCGCCATTAAGCAGCCAGTGATTGACGTTTCCGCGCTCTGATAAGCCATCAATCATCATTTGCTCATGGTTTCCACGTACAGCTCTGAACCAGGGGAATGTGATTAATTCCAGGCATTCAACGTTCTCTGTACCGCGATCGACCAAATCGCCAACCGAGATAAGCAGGTCTTTTTTGGTGTCGAATCCTATCGTCTCCAGTTTTTTCATCAGGTTCGTGTAGCATCCGTGCAGATCGCCAACTACCCAAATATTTCGGTATTTGCTGCCATCAATTCTTTCGTAATAGCGCATCTCTTTCACTCCATCCGCGATGAACCATGAGAACGTCGTTGACTATGGCGTGCATTTTCCCGTCTTTATCATCAACGTATTTTCTGACCGTACCGCGACTACATTTCAGTCTGCGTGCCACTTCTGTCTGGTTTCCGTATGCTTCAACGAGCATGTCTGGAATGGTTTTTACTGAGAACGTCATGCGGCCTCACTTCTGCTATTTCGCAGGTCTTTGAGTTTCTGTTGGTACTCTGCCTTGATCGCCTTGCACTCTTCGACAGTCCAGCGATGGCGGTTATGGTTTGATTCGATTTCGTCTACTGCTTCCTGCCCGATTCGGTTAATCAGTTCGACGCGATACGGAACGAGATTTCCGCTTTTATGCTGGTTGCACACCACGCATTGCTTGTGAATATTGCGTTCATCAAATCGGAGTTGAGGTGCCGCAGCAGTTGTCCGGTAATGTCCAGCATCCCACTGAGCAGACGTGAGCGTTCCGCACGAGATACATGGTAAGTCGCGGTCTCTTTCTCTGATGAAGGCGTTTACGGCTTGTTGGGCTTGTTTAATCCAGTAACTGCGGGGCTTTAAGGCGAGTTTTCGAATCTTAAGTTTATCTTTCTGTTTCTGCTCCTCTCGTCGTCGTTTCTTCTCTGCTGCCTTTTCCGCTTTTTCGCGTTCTTTGCTTCGTCGTTCGAGTGCTATCTTGGTTCCACACTCTGGAGAGCACCACCACTGATTGGCGAATGCAGGGTGAAACCATTCCCGACATTCATCGTTTTTACATCGTCTTCGCGCTGGTTTAGCCATCGTCTTCTTCCTCGTGCATCGAGCTATTCGGATCGCTCATCAGTTCTGCGCAGCAGTGCTCACACACGTGAACTTCCAGCACATGCAGCTTCTGACCGCAGTTAGCGCACGTTAAAGCTCGCTCGACACTTCCTTGTTCGTAACTTCGATTTTGGTCAATCACCTTGTTTTCCTCGCACGTTCTCTAAGCCACCGGATATCCCACAGGTGAGCTGTGTAATTGAAGGTTTTTACGTCAGATTCTTTTGGGATTGGCTTGCGTTTATTTCTGGAGCGTTTCGTTGGAAGGTATTTGCAGTTTTCGCAGATGATGTCGGTGATACTTCGTCGCTGTCGTCTCATGCCGCCCTCCTGACACCCCGCCCGATCGCCATCAATGCCGCTTTGGATACGGTAGTAAACATCCGTCGAGGACTGATGAACGGTCGCCAAATCAGCAGCATGGAGCCTTTGCTGTTTCCCTTCTTCTCCAGCCCTGTCGATGGTTCGATAAAATTAATCCGTCCATCAGTGATGATGCGAACTTCGTCGACACTCTCCAGAGCCTTGCTGAACCATCCGACTGACATATCCTCTGGCACAAGCATAACTACCGTCTGTCGCTGTTGTATGCACTGCTCAGCGGCTTTTTCCACCCACGGCCTGATATTGCTGTACGGTGGGTTATTCCAGATTGCACCGTGGCTTATCCACTCAGAATTGAGTGCGTCGTCGGCCTCAGTTAGCCAGTGAGCGCACAGAGCATTTTTGTCGCTCGCTGCCGAATCCAGCCAGAATCCAAACTCAATATCCAGTGCATCAAAAAGCCAAAGCGGCGTTTGCCAGCAGTCCTTGTCGTGTGCTGCCGTATTTGATTTGATAGTCATGCAGCCCGATCTCCCCATCGCGCTTTCCATTCGAGAGCTAGTCGCGCTTCGTCTGACCACTTAACGCCACGCTCTGTACCGAATGCCTGTATAAGCTCTAATAGCTCCGCAAATTCGCTTACACGCATCCTGCTGGTTGACTGGCCTATTACCACAAAGCCATTCCCGGCAAGGTTAGGAACAACGTCCTGCTGCTTTAATGCTGCGGTAAACACACACTTCCAGCTTTCTGCATCCAGCCAGCGACCATGCCATTCAACCTGACGCGAAACGTCACCAAGGCAAGCCCAAAGCTTCCGATTTTGGTCTAAGCTGCGGTTGCGCTCCTGAATGGTTACTACGATTGGTTTGGTTGGGTCTGGAAGAATTTGCTGTACCGCGTGAATAGCGTTTTGCTGATGTGCTGGAGATCGAATTTCAAAGGTTAGTTTTTTCATGACTTCCCTCTACCCCAAATAAAAAGGCCTGCGATTACCAGCAGGCCTGTTACAAGCTCAGTGATGTAGATGGTCATACGTCAGCCCCTTGTGCATATCGTCTGCCACGTGCAGCAGGTGTATTTGATGTTGTGCAAATCTGTCTGGCTTCATCCTGGTCACATGCAACAAAGTGTCCGTTGCAGAACCGCTGGTAAACCGTACCAAGCGAGCCAAAACGGTTTTTCGTTACGATGATTTCAGCAAATGGCGCGGCGCTACTGTTCTCGTCATATACCGCTTCCCGATAGAGCATGATGATTGAGTCTGCGTCCTGTTCAATGCTTCCTGAATCACGCAAATCTGCGTTTGTCGGGCGTTTGTTTGGTCGCTTCTCAACATCGCGCGAAAGCTGACTCAGGGAGATAACGGGCGTTTTCAGGTCTTTCGCCATCGCCTTCAGGCTTCCGGAGATGTGAGCAATTGCGAGGTCGTTGCGGTCTGCTTTCGGCTTCTCAATCAGGCCAAGATAATCCACCATGATGAGTGAGAGGTTTGGATTTTCCTGTTTGTGCCGTTCTGCGATTGAGCGTATTTCTTCGACCGATAACCGCGAGGCATCGACTACCCATACATCCAAATCTGCAAGCTGACTCATGCCGTTAGCAACGCGCGCCCAGCCTTCGTCATCCATCGCTGCAGGATTTCGCAGCACACTAACCGACATCCTCCCGGCGTTGGCAATGCTTCGCTCTGCAATCTGCAATGCGCTCATTTCCATTGAGAAAATCAATACCCCGCGCCGGACGTCAGAACCAGGAATAACGCGGCTTGCAACGCCTTCGGCAATCTTCAGCGCCAGTTCGGTTTTCCCCATACCAGGACGAGCAGCGATTATCACCAGGTCTTCCGCGTTCATCCCTCCGGTGATGGCATCAAGTTCTTCGATTCCGGTCTTCAGGGTATCGGACTCTTCTCCGTTCCTCAGACGCCTGTCAAGCGTGTCAGTGTAGTCAGTAATGATTTCCCCTAACCGTACAGGTTTAACCTCGTCACGGGGCTTTCTGATGGCTGAAAGACGTTTTACAAGCTCATCCATCGCCTGACTCGATGCGTCGATGGTTCCGCTCTGAATTGGTTCACGCATTTCATCCATGATTTCCAGCACCAGACGGCGGTGATAGTTATCCGCGACCATTCCGGCATATCCCTTCAGGTTTGCGGCACTCGGGCAGTTTTTGCTGGTCATCAGGATTGACGTGAAATGCTCCTCTCCGCACGCCTCGGCAACCATCAGCGCATCGATTAGGTTTCTGTTTCTCGCCTGCTTGCGGATAACCTCGAAGGCTTTCCGGTAGAGCGGAATTGAAAACGCTTCCGGCTCCAGCGTTGCCAGAACGTCGCTGGCGGTTGGTGTTAATCCACCAATCAGCAGGCCACCGATAACGCTCGCTTCGATATCCTGTCTCATGCAATCCCCCTGTCTGCAAACTTCCCTTCCCGTACTCCCGTTAACGAATCTTCCCTCAGCAGGTAATCAAAATCAGCTGTCCAGCCCGTGTCGTTGTCTCCGAAGTAAAACGGCTTGGCCTGATGCACAAACGCCCTGACATACGCTCTGAAACCGTCCACGTTTGGCGTTTTCAGTTGCGGGATGATTTTCTTCAGGCGGCGTTTGCGTTTCTCGTTGACCGCAACAGCGTGTGGCAGTCTGTCACCGACTTCGGTGTTGTAGGCGTTCAGGAAGGATTCGTAGTCGATTCGTTCTGCCTTGCGACGTTCAGGTTTAACCTGCCCATCGCCACCCCCGTTAGGGGGTAAGGGGGTATTTGTATTTATTGTCTTTTGTATATTGTCTTTTGTGTTTAGCTGACTTGGCTTATACCCATTAGCCGACTTGGCTAATGTTTTATTAGCTGTTTTAGCTAATGTTAAGCTGTCCTGGCTAATCCACTGAGAAACCACCTTGTTCACTCCGATTTTCACGCCATCAGCAATGAGGAATTTACGCTCGATAAGCTGGCGCTTGGCAGCGCAAACATGAGTGTGATGAATACCTGTCATGGCTGCTATCTGCGTGTTTGTGAGTCGATCCATCGGCTTATTGAATCCGTATGTCTTGCGCATGATAGCGAGCATCACCTTCAACTGCCGGACGGTTAAATCAGCCATCAGCAGACTGTCGGTAATCTCGTTAGCAACGCGCATGAAACCATCTTCGGTATCTGCCACGCGATGCTCCACGACCTCAAGTTGAGGCCTGTAATCAGCTAACTTAACGACGCCCATGTTTCACTCCTGCTTTGGCTAGTCTGTAAACACCAACAAGGCGCTCTGCGAACGCCCTGTTATTTGCTGCGGCTACCACTAATCCCTCAGGTGAATCAGGGTGTCGAATCTCTTCTTTTTCCTGGTATTTCTTACGACGTTTTGTCATAATTACTCCTGTGGATTGATCCAGTAATTCCCTCAGAATTGCATATCAATTTGCTTAAAATCCTCGGCGGCCACCGGGGATTTTTTCTTTGTGATTTCATCAAGCGCATACTTAAAAGCCCTGCTAATCGGACTGATGTCTGATGCCATTCCGAAAGCACACAAGACCGAAGCAATAAATCTCCAGTCCGTTCTGCTTATCTTCGATTCATGACAGCCAATCATCTTTGCCAGACCGCGCTGGGTAAGCGTTGACAGGTTGATAAGTAAATCTGTTTCTGCGCGATCAACGTCGCGCTGTGATAGTTTGCTGTAACTTGTTTGTTCCATTTCTTATGATTTCCATAGGTAAATAATCACTAATACTCATCTTTCGATGAGCGATTAATTAGTTACCGCGTTGTCGGCGGTGCAGATTGATAAAGAGCGGATCCGCTTATTAAGCGGCTTTGTGTTCCGGCGGGAACACGTCATCAAGACTGACTTTTGCGCCTAACTTGTTTAGGCACGCAACAAGAGCACGGCATGTTTTAAGGTCTGGGAAGCGACGACCAGATTCCCAATGTCCGATAGCTCCCTGTGTGCATCCAACCGCCTTAGCAAGTGTTGTTTGAGAGATATTCAGTGACTCTCGATATTTTCGTAGGTTGCTCATATGCCCTCCATAGTAACCATGAAACAATAATACGATATGTACTTTTGGAATGCAAACAAAAAATACATCTTGTGCATGGATGGTTTTAGTACATAGCGTAATAATAAGGATATGAAAATGAAATGGTATGAACTGGCTAGATCCAGAATGAAAGAGCTCGGCATAACTCAAGAGAAGTTAGCTGAAGAGCTTGGTATGACGCAGGGTGGAATTGGTCACTGGTTGCGCGGATCTCGTCATCCATCTCTTGACGAGATTGGTGTGGTGTTTAAATACCTTGGTATTGATAACGTCTCATTCAACCACGACGGTACATTTTCACCTGCTGGCGAATACTCATCTGCCCCCGTTAAAAAACAATATGAGTACCCTGTTTTTTCTCATGTTCAGGCCGGGATGTTCTCGCCTGAGCTTAGAACCTTTACCAAAGGTGATGCGGAGAGATGGGTCAGCACAACCAAAAAAGCCAGTGATTGTGCGTTTTGGCTTGAAGTTGAAGGTAATTCCATGACCGCACCAACAGGATCCAAGCCAAGCTTTCCTGACGGAATGTTAATTCTCGTTGACCCTGAGCAGGCTGTTGAGCCAGGAGATTTCTGCATAGCCAGACTTGGCGGTGACGAGTTTACCTTCAAGAAACTGATCAGGGATAGCGGTCAGGTGTTCCTACAACCACTAAACCCGCAATATCCAATGATCCCATGCAATGATAGCTGTTCCGTAGTAGGGAAAGTTATCGCCAGCCAGTGGCCTGAAGAGACATTTAGTTAACAGCCTCACCACTCTAAAACACACAACAATAACCCGACCTTAGCGTCGGGTTTTCTTTTTCCAAAATATAAATCAATAAAATACAAAGTGTTATAAAAAACCAACCACATTTAGAACATTTTGTATTGACTCAATAAAGTACACATCGTACTATTTAGCCATCAGCAGGAAGCTGGAAGCCAAACGGAACAGATTGGCAGGCTCTTTAACTTCGATGGGGCGCTGACAAAGCGCAAACAGATACCAAACGAGATGGGTTTGGCGGTGATGTGAATTGCAGCTGCAACGACAGCAACCAGAAGATCAGCACCTGGCGCATCACCACCAAAGCCATTTCACATGAGGAAAATATCATGACGGTAATCGTGTACGGAAAATCAACATTTGCAGGAAATGCCAAAACTCGCCGTCATGAGCGGCGCAGAAAGCTGGCTATCGAGCGTGATGCTATATGCAACATCATCGATTCGATCTTCGGCACAGACAGTGAGGAACCTGTTCAGGAAGCCCCGAGAAAGCGTTTAAGCATTTCTGAAAAAGCAATATCACTCGGCATCATTAGCAAATCAAATACAGATGCGAATAGCGGAAGCGTTTGTTTGCCTGAAGTCGCACTGTATGCTGCTGGTTACAGAAGGCAAAAACTAATTACAGCGAGGTAAAAATGAAGCCTAGCATAACAATCAAGCCAGCGAGAGATAATAGCAGGAACCGCCGCAGAGAGGCCAGGAAGGCAGAAAGAGCAGAGAAGGAAAACAAGAGCCGGGAGGAGAGAAAGGCAGAGATTTTGGAAAAAGGAGGATTGGCTGCCGTGAGGGGTGAAAAAGCAGCTGAATTAGCAGTAGCTCACGAAAAGACAGAGATTGACAATAATTCTGGTGGAGATGCAATGTTTAAAGTTGTCAATCACGCCCATCAACGAAACCCCAAAAAGAAATGGTAATCAACCCGTCCAAGACGGGTTTTTTATTGCAAGCAAACCACTTATTTGAGGTGAGATATGGAAGAAGAATTTGAAGAGTTCGAAGAGCATCCGCAGGATGTGATGGAACAATACCAGGACTATCCGTATGACTACGACTATTGATAAAAATCAATGGTGTGGACAATTCAAGCGATGCAATGGATGCAAGCTGCAATCGGAATGCATGGTTAAGCCTGAAGAAATGTTTCCTGTAATGGAAGATGGGAAATATGTCGATAAATGGGCAATACGAACGACGGCAATGATTGCCAGAGAACTTGGTAAACAGAATAACAAGGCTGCCTGATGGTGGCCTTTATTTTTAAGGTGCTATATGAAAATTAAAACTATGGGCGCAAGCCCATTAAGCGGTCGTATTTTTCAAGGAACATTAAACACTGAAAAAGGAATGTGGGTAGGAAAGAAAGAAGATGTCACCGAACAGGCAGTTAAGGCAGTAGCTGAACACCTGATGATAAAAGACCAGAAATACGCATACGAAACGAAGGATGGCAAATGGCTGATAATAAGCCATCAACTGGTTGATAAATTACCAGAAGATTTTATTGCTGATTAAAATTTTTTTGGCATAAACAACAGAATAAACACTGCACTGTGTATTCATTCCAACGAGTGAATACACGGAGCAATGTTGCTCGTAACTAAACAGGAGCCGACTTGTTCTGATTATTGGAAATCTTCTTTGCCCTCCAGTGTGAGGGCTTTTTTATATGCATACCAATAACGCTTCACTCGAGGCGTTTTCGTTATGCAATCAAATATAAGGAGTTACCCATGATGCACTTTCAGCTCGCGGGTAGCGGCGTCATGTCCGCTTTCTACCCGCACGAATCTGAATTATCACGCCGAGTTAAACAATTAATCAGAGCAGCAAAGAAACAACTGGAGGCGTTATGCGCAATGAAATAGCCATTAATCACCAGATGCTTCGTGCTGCACAGAACAAAGCAGTAATAGCCCGATTTATTGGTGATTCAAAAATGTGGCTTGAAGCAAATAAAGCGATGAAATCAGCTATCAACCTTCCGTGGTATCGCAGGAAATGAGTTTTACAGATAACTGGTCAGACGAAGAATTCATTCGTCAGATGAAAGAAATGCTCAATCAGCACAAAGAACAGGAGAAAGATGATGATTCTGACTCTGAATGATAAGCGTGAAATATCGCAAATAATCGCAAGTTTTACTGATGAAGATTACGAACGAATCAACAGTGAAGTTGATCGCCTCTGCAAACGTTGCGACCCAATAAGCGAAATGCTTCGCTCATATAAACCAGATGAACACACTAAGGACGCTATCGACTGGCTGGAAGATGATGACTGTAACTATCAGGAAAAAGCCGCTGAATGGTTCTGGGATGCAATAACCGAAAGAGTTAAGGCTGAATATGCCTTCGCAATATTCAAACGCAGACACATTTTTGGAGAAGCTGCATGAGCAATATCGTTGAATTCGTTAAACAGCAGGAGCAGTTATTCTGCGGAGCATTGACTGAACAGACGGTGACATGGGCTAAGGAAAGCCAGTTTGCAATTCAGTATTTCCAGAAAAACGATTACCTGGCTAAAACAGCACTGGCAAATCCAACCAGCGCACAGAACGCCATCATCAATGTTGCGGCGATCGGCATCACCTTAAACCCGGCCAGCAAACTGGCTTATCTGGTTCCTCGCGACGGCATGGTGTGCCTTGATATCAGCTATATGGGATTGCTCCATATTGCAATGGAGTCTGGTGTTATCTCATGGGGTCAGGCAAAACTTGTTCATGCTAACGATACCTATGAGTCAAACGGGCTTGATAAAGCACCAACCCATAAATACAACGCCTTCGGTGACCGTGGTGATATCGTTGGCGTTTACTGCACAGTTAAGACGCCAGCAGGTGATTATCTAACGGAAGAGATGAGTCTGGCTGAAATTGAGGCTGTAAGGAAAACAAGCAAGGCAGCATTCAGCGATAAAGGACCATGGGTAAATCACTGGAATGAGATGGCGCGAAAGACGGTCGTAAAGCGTGCAAGCAAGTATTGGCCTAAGGCATCACGCCTTGATAGTGCTATTCACGTACTAAACGAAGAAGAAGGCGTGTGGACCGAACCAGTTATGCCGCACAAATCAGAGGAAGATATCCGCGAAGATGAACGGAAACGCCAGCAGGAAATAATGGATAAAGCACAACTTCTTTGCGATGAAATGGCTCAGGCAGAAAACATGGATGATTTGAAGCGATATTTTGCAGAAGCATATCGCCTGACATCTGGAATGAAATTGCAGCAGAACGTACAAGCCATTTACATAGAATGCAAAGCGAAACTGGAGGTTGCCAGTGAGCAAACTGTATGAAATTGCCAATGAATACGCAAAATTGATGGATTCAGATTTAGAACCAGAGATGATTGCTGACACAATAGAAGGCATGGAAGGAGAATTTACCGATAAAATAGAGCAACTTCTTGCCATTATTAAAAATGAATCTGGTTATGCTGAACGCCTCAAGGAAGAGGCAAAGTCACTGAATGAGCGAGCCGCAGTAATTCAAAATAAGATTGGCAGCATTATGGCGTATATAGCGTCATCGCTTGAAATGGTTGGCAAGAAAAAGATTAGAGCAGGTATTCACCAGGTAACAATCCGCAAACCGTCAGAAACTGTAGAAATCATCGACTCAAGCGCCCTTCCTCCTGAATACGTTGAGTTTGAAACGACAATTAAAGCCGACAAACTGGCAATCAAACACCAACTAAAAGCAGGAATAAATATCCCCGGCGCTCAACTCAAAGTTGGGAAACCTTCACTTCTTATCAAATAACGGTATCGCCTATGAAAAAGACTCCATGGGAGAAATGGGAAGTCGATTTCTTGCGCGAAGTGGCGGCGACAATGCCAGTTGAAGTTATCGCTGAAAAACTGGAAAGGACTGAAAAAGCAGTAATGGCGAAAGCAACAAGGATTGGCGCTGACATTGTTAGCCGACTTCGTGGAAGACGCTGGACAAGAGCCGAAGTATCACTTTTCGGTAAGTTCTCCGCAGAAGAAATAGCAATTGCAACCTGCCGCTCAATTTATTCAGTAAGAGCTATGCGATACAAGCTAAAAAAACTCGATGAAGAAAGAGCAGGCATACGAATAAATTAACAAAGAGGAATTTACAATGAGAGGACTTGCATACAATCCCGGCATTCTTCCGGCAGAAATGATTATTCGCCAACGCGTAAAGCCAATGCCATCGAGAGAGGAATTGCTTAAAAGAAAGAGTTTCGGTTCTGTTAATGACAACAAATATCTGAATGCGATGTGGCGGAGTGGGAAGAAATGAAACAAATGTCACTAATTGAGATGGATGGTTTTCTGAAAGGTAAATGCATCCCAAGTGATTTAAAGGTTAACGAAACAAACGCTGAATATCTGGTGCGTAAATTTGCTGAAGCGGAGGCCAAGATTTCGGCTCTGTCCGAAGACCACCAGAGAGCGATTGAGTCAATTAAGCAGGCTGATGCGGCTGTTAAGTTGGCACACGAGAAGTTTTCGGCTCTGGCTGCTGAGAATGCTCGCTACTCAATGTCAGCAGGGCAAGCAGACCAAAGAATGTCGGAGTCGTGCGCAGTTCGGGAGGCACTTGGGTTTAATCGGTCAGCTGACGACGTGTCACCATCTGACCTGGTAGATAAAATCAAATCTATCATAGCTGAATGTGATGCTATCCGTAGCGCACACCCTCAACCACTTGGCCCTGTAATGGATGCTGCAATCGATGCATTTAATGCAGAGGAGATGCCTGAAACCGGAATGCTTAACGCGTACTTCATCCTGCGTGACAGCATCACGGTGCAAACTCCGTCCACTGACGCCTTCCTGGCTGAAGTGCGGGCGCGTGGTGTGGAGATGTTTGCTGCCAGCCTGAAGGTTGTTGGTGGTCAAGAGCATCCATATTCATCGTTGGCTCACGAGTTCGCAACCCAGCTTCGCAAAGGAGGCAACCAGTGAGCAAGATTGATTATCAAAAGCTTCGTGAAATCGCTGAAAAAACAAAAATTGCTGGTGAAGCACCTGTAATGCCTTTCGATCAGCGAATTAATGCGCTTAACGATTTTATGAAGCACTTTTCGCCAGATATCGCGCTGGTATTGTTGGATGAACGGGAAAGAAACCAGCAATACATCAAATCCCGCGACCAGGAGAACGAGGATATTGCGCTAACGGTAGGGAAGTTGCGCGTTGAGCTTGAGGCAGAAAAACAGCGGGCAAAGGATCTGTTTATGGAAAATGCTCGGCTTAAGTCAGGTATAGCCGGTCTGATACACCTCGGTATTCGATATGCAGATGTTGATGTCATGAAAATTGCTGGAGATGCCCAGCTTTCTACCCCATGCACTGACAGCATCATAAACAGCATTGCAACAGGCATTCGCATCAAAGGAGAGTGATATGGCTATCGCTGCAAGTTACACCATGCATCTCTATTGTGACTGCCGCCAGTGTACGGAAGGTGTATATCCAGTGCCAGACTTCGGTGAGTATATCGGTACGTCATGGTCTGGTTGTGCAAAAGAGGCCCGTAAAGACGGGTGGCGAATAAGTAAAGACAAAACACGTGCTTTTGCGCCCGGGCATAAAGTTTTGAGGATTAACAAATGACCACTATTACCAAAGAACGTATCGAATTATTCATTAAAAATCCGCTTGATAACGGGCTTACCCGTGGCGAACAAATGGAACTGGCACGAATTGCGCTGGCATCACTGGAAGCCGAACCGGTTGCAGTAAACGACGACATGGCTTACGCATTCCATCACGCATTGTCAGATTCATCGCTAGGCGCTGATGAAGTAGAGGAAATTAAGGCCGGTTTGCGTGCTGCCTTTGCCAACGTCACTATCCAACCAGAGCCGGTAGTGCCGGATGAAATCGAGCCAGACGATAGCAATACGTTTGATTATGTTGATGGCTGGAACGCCTGCCGCGCTGCCATGCTTCAGGGTAAGGGAGGTGAGTAATGCGTGTGGCATTTTTCGGCTTGTTACCGTACCCGACTCGTTTTTGGGCTTCTGCGCTAATTGCAAAGCCACATGTCCTGATGGCTGACAACATCATCCCGGCACCAAAGCGCCGCCATACCGGTATTGCAGCGGCACGACGAGCAGCAAAGAGACGCAGGAGAGCAAAGCGATGAAAAACCGTAAAGCAAAGATTCTGTTAGTTCGTAGAAACGCTCCTGGCGTCTGGCAGTGGGTGAGACTCAGCAACCGACGGATGGGGTTGATGAAATATTACGGGATGATGGATTGTGGTTTTTGCAAAAAGCCCAGCGCGGCGCAAAACCGCTGGAAAAACCACTTGCGCACTAAAGGAGAGTGATATGGCGTTAACACACCGCGAACTCTGTCAGATTGCGTATAAGTTCCTTAAGCGTAACGGGTTCAAGGTTTGTTTTCATGACCGCTTTATAGCTGTAACCAGTACCGGAGAACAGCCAGATGCTATGGGATTCAGAAATTCAGCATCATGCCTGATAGAGGCGAAGTGTTCTCGTGCTGACTTGTTGGCAGATAGAAAAAAGCGTTTTCGTAAAAATCCATCTCTTGGAATGGGCGACTGGCGATTCTTTATTAGTGAGCCGGGAATTATTTCAGTTGAGGATTTACCACCTGGCTGGGGATTACTTCACGTTGTTAACGGAAGAGTACGGAAAGTACATGGGTGGCCCAAGGGTAATTGCTGTTGGGGTAATCCTGACGATAAGCCATTTACTGGAAATAAGCAGGTTGAATGCGATTACATGTTATCTGCATTAAGGCGCATGGAGTTGAGAGGGCACCTTAATGAAATATATGACGGTGTAATTGTTAATAAGAAAGAAGGAAACGCGGCATGATCACTATTACCAAAGAGCGACTGCTGACAATCAAGCAGTGGCGCGAAACATACGGACCGGGTAGCAACGTTGTACTGCCAGCAGAAGAAGCGGAAGAACTGGCACGAATTGCTCTGGCATCGCTGGAAGCAGAGCCTGTAAACCAAACTTACAACTTACCAGAATTAATCGAAGGCATGGAAGTTTCCATTGATGTAAGCACTTGTGATGCTGATTTAGGTAATCGCTATTTCGGCACCGTCACCGAGGCGTTAGAACTTGATACAGCCAAGAATGGTTACATCCTCCTGGTTCAGGACGCAGAGCCAAACTTCGATGTAAATGGCAACTCTCCGGTAACTCCGGATGGCTGGATAAGCTGTAGTGAGCGAATGCCCCCTCAAGATGATTGGATTTTAATTTATTCAAAGCACGGCGAGTATATGGCAGGACAGGTACAAGGGGAATACGTGGAGTTGAGCGACGGCACTTTATCGTGGTTAGGGAACGCCTTGTTCTGGATGCCGCTACCAGAACCGCCGCAGGAGGCGAAATGATGGATGTAAAAGAGAAGGTTTTGCAGGTGATGCGTTCCCGGGCTGCCCTGCAAGATAAAGCTCTCGGCGGGGAATATCCATTCAGGATGGCAACCTGGAATCTGCGGTTGGCAATGGAGAAGGAATTTCCTGATGAAGAATGGCGTTCGGCAGATTTGCGCAAAATTCTTATGGAGCTGGCTAAAGACGGAACAGTATCCAAAGATACCCATGCCAGCCGGATTGGTCAGGCGGTATGGAGACTGGAGGTGAGGTAATGGCTAACCTGCAACTTGCCGTTAAAGGTGAATACTTCGATGCCATGATTCGCGGAGAGAAAACGGAAGAGTATCGCTTGTGTAATGACTACTGGAATAAGCGAATTATGTTCCGTGAGTATGACCTCCTGATTATCACAAAGGGATATCCGAAGCGCGACGATTCCAGCCGTAGAATTGATGTTCCGTATGATGGATATGAAATCAAGACAATCACACATCCCCACTTCGGCGATAAACCGGTAAAGGTATTCGCGATAAAGGTAAATATCGGCAATAAATAACAATCCTCGCACTCGCGGGGATTTCTTTTATCTGAACTCGCTACGGCGAGTTTTGTTTTATGGAGATGATTATGGCCTGTTCAACATTCAACCCTCTAACGTTACAGAAATACCAGCCAGACCCTGAAGATTTATGCTCACTGTGTGGCGGAAATCATGGCAAAGCCGCCATGATCGAATGTAAGGACAAAATCCACATTTGCCTTAATTGCGTTGATGTCCTCGTTGATATCAAAAATGAGAGAGAAGATAAAAAGCGTAGCGAGGCTGTTCGCGCCTTAGATTCATGGATGCGAGATGGGTATAGTGCTGCGCAAATTTATGACTTAGCAATATCAAAAGGCGAAATACCAGGAGTGCGCATCGAATAAGACGTAACCAATATTCGAATTGAAGAACTGAAAGAACACCAAGCCGCCTGATGGCGGTTTTTTCTTGCGTGTAATTGCGGAGACTTTGCGATGTACTTGACACTTCAGGAGTGGAACGCACGCCAGCGACGCCCAAGAAGCCTTGAAACAGTTCGTCGATGGGTACGCGAGTGCAGGATATTCCCACCACCGGTTAAGGATGGAAGAGAGTATCTGTTCCACGAATCAGCAGTAAAGGTTGACTTAAATCGACCAGTAACAGGTAGCCTTTTGAAGAGGATCAGAAATGGGAAGAAGGCGAAGTCATGAGCGCCGGGATTTACCCCCTAACCTTTATATAAGAAACAATGGATATTACTGCTACAGGGACCCAAGGACGGGTAAAGAGTTTGGATTAGGCCGAGACAGGAGGATAGCAATCACTGAAGCTATACAGGCCAACATTGAGTTATTTTCAGGACACAAGCACAAGCCTCTGACAGCGAGAATCAACAGTGATAATTCTGTTACGTTACATTCATGGCTTGATCGCTACGAAAAAATCCTCGCCAGCAGAGGAATCAAGCAGAAGACACTCATAAATTACATGAGCAAAATTAAAGCAATAAGGAGGGGTCTGCCTGATGCTCCACTTGAAAACATCACCACAAAAGAAATTGCGGCAATGCTCAATGGATACATAGACGAGGGCAAGGCGGCGTCAGCCAAGTTAATCAGATCAACACTGAGCGATGCATTCCGAGAGGCAATAGCTGAAGGCCATATAACAACAAACCCTGTCGCTGCCACTCGCGCAGCAAAATCAGAGGTAAGGAGATCAAGACTTACGGCTGACGAATACCTGAAAATTTATCAAGCAGCAGAATCATCACCATGTTGGCTCAGACTTGCAATGGAACTGGCTGTTGTTACCGGGCAGCGAGTTGGTGATTTATGCGAAATGAAGTGGTCTGATATCGTAGATGGATATCTTTATGTCGAGCAAAGCAAAACAGGCGTAAAAATTGCCATCCCAACAGCATTGCATGTTGATGCTCTCGGGATATCAATGAAGGAAACACTTGATAAATGCAAAGAGATTCTTGGCGGAGAAACCATAATTGCATCTACTCGTCGTGAACCGCTTTCATCCGGCACAGTATCAAGGTATTTTATGCGCGCACGAAAAGCATCAGGTCTTTCCTTCGAAGGGGATCCGCCAACCTTTCACGAGTTGCGCAGTTTGTCTGCAAGACTCTATGAGAAGCAGATAAGCGATAAATTTGCTCAACATCTTCTCGGGCATAAGTCGGACACCATGGCATCACAGTATCGTGATGACAGAGGCAGGGAGTGGGACAAAATTGAAATCAAATAATGATTTTATTTTGACTGATAGTGACCTGTTCGTTGCAACAAATTGATAAGCAATGCTTTTTTATAAGGCCAACTTAGTATAAAAAAGCAGGCTTCAACGGATTCATTTTTCTATTTCATAGCCCGGAGCAACCTGTGAACACATTTTCAGTTTCCCGTCTGGCGCTGGCATTGGCTTTTGGCGTGACGCTGACCGCCTGTAGCTCAACACCGCCCGATCAACGTCCTTCTGATCAAACCGCGCCTGGTACCTCTTCGCGCCCGATTCTGTCGGCAAAAGAAGCGCAGAATTTCGATGCTCAACACTATTTTGCATCCCTGACACCAGGTGCGGCAGCGTGGAATCCTTCCCCGATTACCCTGCCTGCGCAACCTGACTTTGTTGTCGGCCCGGCGGGTACTCAAGGTGTAACGCATACCACGATTCAGGCGGCGGTAGATGCGGCAATTATCAAGCGTACCAACAAGCGCCAGTATATTGCCGTGATGCCTGGTGAGTATCAGGGAACGGTGTATATCCCTGCCGCTCCGGGTGGAATTACTCTATACGGTACAGGTGAAAAACCGATTGATGTGAAGATTGGGCTTTCCCTTGATGGTGGCATGAGCCCTGCCGACTGGCGTCACGACGTCAACCCGCGCGGCAAATATATGCCAGGTAAACCGGCGTGGTATATGTACGATAGCTGCCAGAGTAAACGCAGCGACAGTATCGGTGTTCTCTGCTCTGCGGTCTTCTGGTCACAAAACAATGGCCTGCAACTGCAAAACCTGACCATCGAAAACACGCTGGGCGATAGCGTAGATGCGGGTAACCATCCGGCGGTGGCACTGCGTACTGATGGCGACAAAGTGCAGATCAATAACGTCAACATTCTCGGTCGTCAGAACACCTTCTTTGTCACCAACAGCGGTGTGCAGAACCGTCTGGAAACGAATCGTCAGCCGCGTACGCTGGTGACCAACAGCTATATTGAAGGGGATGTGGATATCGTTTCTGGTCGCGGCGCAGTGGTGTTCGATAACACCGAATTCCGCGTGGTGAACTCCCGTACCCAGCAAGAAGCGTATGTGTTTGCACCGGCTACGCTGTCCAACATTTACTACGGTTTCCTCGCCGTAAACAGCCGTTTCAATGCTTCCGGTGATGGCGTGGCGCAACTGGGCCGCTCGCTGGATGTTGATGCCAATACCAACGGTCAGGTAGTGATCCGTGATAGCGCCATCAACGAAGGTTTTAACACAGCCAAACCGTGGGCTGATGCGGTGATCTCTAATCGTCCATTTGCGGGTAACACCGGCAGCGTTGATGATAACGACGAAGTACAGCGCAATCTGAATGACACTAACTACAACCGCATGTGGGAATACAATAACCGCGGCGTGGGTAGCAAAGTGGTTGCAGAGGCGAAGAAGTAG